CAAGCATCTTGGTATGTACGTTGAAAGAACAGAGCAACGCATTGGAAGTCTTGATGGGATGAAGACTGATGATATTGACGGCGACATTGATAAGCTTGCAAATGTTGTGGGGCTTAAAGTTGTCAATGGTGGAAAAACATAGCCGGGTGTAATATTTATGATAATCTCTCTTTCCGTAGAAGAGTTCAATAATGCTTTTGGTTTCAGAGACATAAGTCAATGTAATACTGAACAAGATATAAATATTCTATCAGATGAGGGAATGCTTTTGATGAGCAATGTTTTTCTCTCTGTCAATGCAACGAAAGAAGTCTTTGCATTATCCAAGGTTTTACAGAATAGATCTCCAGAATATGATACAGCACGAGGTCTTATCTATGATACGTTTTTAACATTACTAACATTACATACAGAACTTATGAGAATATTCCATGAAAGTTCTCCAGACAGATCCAAGTTAAACTAGGGGAACTTTGGACCATATACAGGGTAGGGGGATAACGAATATGGAAACAGAGTTTAAATTCGAGGAATGTCTTCTTCATAGAAAAGAACCCAAAGAAAAACCTAAAACGACTAGGGATAACATGAAGTCACATGTATGTGTCTGTAAAGGAAATGGTTGTATCATGGCCCAAGTAGAAAAAGAAACGAAATAGTCTTAACCTAACGATGTCCACAAATGAAAAAGAAAAACTAAGAGAGGCACTCCTTGAGAAAATGGTGTCTCAATCACGGGGTGATTTCTATACTTTTACCAAGGCTATAGCCCCAATCCTTGTCCCCGACTTTGTAGTCGGAAGGCATATCGAGGTTATCTGCGACACCCTCCAGAAAGTATCAGAGGGGGAGATCAAGAGACAGATGGTCTTTCTCCCACCTCGTTCATCCAAGTCACTCCTCTGCTCCAAGATCTTTCCGGCATGGCACATGGGTCTACACCCGTCCAACCAGATTCTTTGTGTCTCCCACTCGGATCAGCTTGCCACGGACTTTGGCCGGTCAGTCAGGGATATTGTCAATAATGAATTATTCTCGGTTATCTTCCCAAATGTCTCTCTCAGGAAGGATGTCCGGGCTGCGGGTAAATGGGAGACAAAGCAGGGTGGTGTCTATGTCGCAGCCGGTGTGAGATCCCAGATTGCCGGTCGTGGTGCCCATGTGGCCATCCTTGATGATGTCATGTCTGAAGAAGATGCTTTCTCAGAGGCAGGCCGGAGGTATATCAAGGAGTGGTACCCGGCTGGTCTGAGAACCAGACTAATGCCCAACGGGGGGATTATCATCATCAACACCCGGTATCATGAGGATGATATCTGTGGGTGGCTTCTCAGAAATTCGGAGGAGGATGACTGGAATGTTCTCAAGATCCCCGCATGGATTGATGAGGAATCCTCCTCCATCTTGAATCTCCCTGTCGGTTCATCCTATTTCCCAGAGTGGAAACCTACCGAAGTCTTAAAGAAAGATGAGATCGAGATCAAGAAGTATAACGGAACCAGATATTGGGAATCCCTGTACATGCAGAACCCGGTACCTGCCGAGGGTGGCATCCTGAAAAAAGACTGGTTTATCGAATGGGATCATGATGAACCACCTGATTGTGATTTTGTGATACAGACCCTTGATACTGCGTTTTCCACCCGGAGTACAGCAGATAATTCTGTAATCCAGACATGGGGAATTTTTGCCAGCATGGAGGTTGATTCAGCAGGGGAGGAGCATATCGTCGGTAACCTCATCCTCCTGAGTAATATCGTGGGTAAATTTGAATACCCAGAACTTAGAATGATGGCCCAAGAAATGTATGAAGAACATTCACCTGATGTTGTCATCATTGAAAAGAAAGCATCAGGACAGAGCCTTATCCAAGACATGAGGAGGGCGGGTCTTCCGATCAGGGAATACACCCCGGACAGGGACAAGGTAAGCCGGGTGAATGCCGTGTCACCCCTTGTGGAAAGCGGGAGAATCTGGCTACCAAAAGAAAAACCATGGAGTGAGAGTCTTATTTTAGAATCTACATCATTCCCGAACGCACCCCATGATGACCAAGTAGATGCCATGGTCATGGCCATACACTACATGCGTGAATCTTGGAGACTTGAACATCCGTATGATTCGTCCTATAATCAAGACACTGATAACAGTTCTTACACTAAAAGTAAAAAGACCTATTGGAATTCAGTAGCAGCTTAACCAAATATTGGAAAACATAAACGATGGCACTTCCGGAAACAGAATTTAACATTCTTGATTTTATCCTCCCTGAAGGAGCAGACGAGGCTCAGATTTTTGAGCCAATCCCTGAGATTGGTTTCTACGATAATCTGGCTGAGGGGTTTCTCTCAGAAGAAGAGGTTGAGCGTATTGGATCTATGGTCGTTGATTCATATGAAGCCGACAAAGATTCACGGGCTGAATGGGAGAGCATGTTTGAAAAAGGCTTTGAGCTTCTTGGTCTAAAATTGACCACGGCTTCTGAGCCATTTGAAGGTGCCTGTACAGCAGTCCACCCCCTCCTGATTGAGAGTGCTGTTAAGTTTCAATCAAAAGCTTCAGAGGAATTATTCCCACCACAGGGTCCAGTAAAAGCCCAGATTGTGGGTGTTCCCTCTCAAGAGAGTGAAGAGCAGTCATACCGAGTCCAAACTTTTATGAACTACCAATTGACTGAGGTCATGCCGGAGTACTTTGATGAGTTCGAGAGAATGCTCTTCCACCTTCCGCTTGTAGGCTCGGCGTTCAAGAAGATCTACTATGATCCTGCATCTGATCGCCCTGTCTCCGAGTTTGTCCCGGTTGATCAATTCTATGTCTCGTATAACGCCACTGATCTACGGCGGGCAGACCGGTACACCCATGTTATCTACATGACCCCACATGAGCTTCAAAAGCAGATCATGTCCGGGATGTACCGTGATATTGATCTGTCTGAGCCATCAGAGTTTGAACCATCATCAATGAGCCAAACGATTAACTCAATCATGGGTATTGAGTTTAACGCTGAATATGATAAACAGTACACACTCCTTGAGCAGCATCTGTATCTTGAGCTTGACGGGGATGAAATCCCATCACCATACATTGTCACCATTGAGAAGGACAGCGGGAAAGTCCTGAGCATCAGGCGTAACTGGAATGAAGGAGACTTCACCCGTGAGAAGAAGATGTTCTTCACCCACTATAAGTACGTCCCCGGTTTTGGTTTCTATGGTCTCGGCCTGATCCATTTCCTTGGGAACCTCACCATGAGTGCCACATTGGCCATGCGGTCCCTCCTTGATGCCGGACAGTTCTCAAACCTTCCCGGCGGCTTCAAGGCCCGTGGCATCAGGATTGTCGGCGGTGATGATCCCATCGCCCCCGGCGAGTTCAAGGAAGTCGAAGCAACAGGGATGGATCTCCAGAAGGCCATCGTACCACTCCCATATAAAGAGCCATCCCAGACCCTCTTACAGCTACTCGGTGTTGTCACCAGTGCTGGTCAGAAGTTTGCCGATTCCACTGATGCTGTCGTGGCTGATTCCACAAACTACGGTCCAGTCGGCACCACCTTGGCCCTGATCGAAGCATCAGCCAAGCTTTTCTCAGCCATCCACAAGAGACTTCACAAGAGCCAGCGGGATGAGCTACGAATTCTTGCCCGATTGAATTACGAGATTCTCCCGGAAGAACGCCTTATCATCCCAATCCCCGGCCAAGATCTCCCGGTGAAGCGGACTGATTTTGATGGCAGAATTGATATTATCCCGGTCTCTGACCCTAATATCCCATCACAGGCACATCGTCTGGCACAGGCCCAGATGCTCCTACAGATTTCAGCACAGACCCCACCGGGTACATATAATATGACTGAGGTCCACCGGTCACTCCTGAGTGCTGCCGGTATTGCCGATCCCAATCGGTTCCTTGCCCCATCTCAAGAACCCGTACCACAGGATCCTGTCTCTGACATTATCTCTGTATCAAAGGGTCTCCCCATTGCGGCATTCCCCGGTCAGGACCATGCTGCATATATCACGGTCTTCACCTCGTTTATCGAAGATCCTGCCCTTGGTCAGAACCAGCAACTACAGAGCATGGTTCCGCTCCTACAGGCAGCTATCCGGGAACACATGATGATGCAGTATCAGGAGACCATGGGCGGCTTCCTACAGGGCTCCAGCCCGGATGTCATGCTAGAGGTTATGGCTGAAGCATCCCAGCAGATCCTGAATGCGAACCAGCAGCTTGGTCAGTACCAGACTCTTGAACAGCAGCAGCTTGCACTTGAAAGCCGCAGTCTTGAATTGAAAGAGAAGGGGATGAATCAGGACAACGCAAAAGAGTTGGCCGATCTTGCCCTCAAACAACAGGAACTTGATCTTCGGAAACGTGGTCAGGACATTGAAGCAGCCAAGGATATTGGTCAGAATACCATTCGTTCACAGGAAGCCACCAATAAGAAAGACATCCAGATTCAGAGATTTATCCTTGATGGTCTGAG